GCATCGAGGACATCAGGGGGTTAATCTGACCGTTGCCAGGATAACGAGCCACTTCACGGAAGTCGCTGTTCTGGCGCAGGTGCATCAGGAAGGTAGGATCGCAGACGCAGCGATAGAAACCGTCTTGATACGTCGGGACGTTACGCTTACGCATGGATTTAACCACGCGGAGCAGGTCGTCCTTAACGTCGAACTTAGCTTGCTCGGCGTTTGCGTAGGTGAGGCTACCGACAGCGAGATCGCCGGGGTAGTAGTAACCACCTTGGGAGTCGGAAGACTGACCCTTAGAAACTGCTTTAAGGAGTTCGTTGATGAACACCCGGTCGCGCCAACGACGATAGTCGTCGAGCAGAGTCAGCGAACCGATTGACTGGTGGAACGCAGTCAGATTGCCGGTGTCCAGCAGAAGACGCTGCGCGGTGATCAGAGTCTCGCGAGCAATCTTGAAAGTGCTGGGCTGAGTGGGATCACTCGGATCCGCAGGACCAGTGTACTCGCGAAGGGTCACGAGCACTTTGTCCTTCACAATGTTCCGGCTGTTGGCAGTACCAATGGTCTGCTCAGCAGTGCGCTCCCGAGACTCTTTAGAGCCAGGATTGCCCCAGAAACGATAACGGTCAAGCTGTACAGTCTGGCCGGGTTGCTTACTAAAATCGTGAACAACCACGGGCTCAGCCGCCATTTCTACCACGTAGGCAGGATGGGGACGGTATAACTCCGCACCGAGCAGCTTCGGAAAATCATTGTCGACGAACAAAGCGCCAACCTCCGAAGAACTACATATGTATTTTAACCAAAATTATACGCACACAAACTGTAGTTGTCGCATTCTTAGCGTTTATTTAAAACGGCTCAACCAGTTTTCTGATTACTGGAATTAACTGTAGGGCTGTAAGTTCGGAGCATAACGCGAACTCCCTCAGGAGCCTGATGGTAGATAGACGCGTAATTAGAAACGTAAGTGCCAGCCTTACCCCTGTAGACAAACCGAAGAGCCGAAGACATTAGGCCCGGAGCTGTGCTGCGGACAGTTTCCGTAAAAGTTCGACAATAAACAGGTGGGTTGTACTGCCACGAGGCACGAGAACCAGATGTGTCGTTTGTGGGATTAGTCAGAATCCCGCCTTCATACCTCCCATGCGTGACGCCACCCCCGGTGTAGCCTTCAGCCGCCGTATTGTCGTCAGGAGTGTTGTATGGCGTGTATGCCTGACTAGACGGGGCTAAACCGTTGAAATACGTAGATTGTCCAACTGTCCGCAGGCCAAATTGAGGCCCATACGACGTGGAAACCTTTACGCCAGCAATAGTTGATATTCCTAAAGGTCTATAACCCTCATAACTACTGAGAGCGCCACTAGGAGCGTAATCAACGTTCTGGTAATCAGTCCAGTAACCCGAAACAGCGGGCGGAACTGCTCGCCACGCTGTTGTGTTGTACCAAAGTCCGCTATTAGGGGCTCCAGGAGTAATAATTCCCGTATCAGCGCCTAAATCTCGGATTCCCGAGCTAACAACTACGTAACTTTCGTAGTTTGGGCCACTTTCAATTCGATGAGGGCCTTGATCGTACCGCCAGTTGCTTAAAGGTGCGTACATTTAAGCGACCGGCAGATATTTATAGTATAAAGCGTCGAAATTTAACCTTCGGCAGTTACTACAGGCGTAATTTTTTGATTCAGAGTCTGCATATCCGCACTAATGTTCTGCATGTCTTGTACATACAGCTGTTTTAGCGCATCAATCTCCTGTTTAAGGGCTTCAATAGTCGCAGATGCGTCCGAAGAGCCCTTAGAACGCCTATTTAGATTAGCCACGCTCGGTCATCTCCTTCTTTTTCTTGAATTTTACGGCTTTGGCTTTAGCGGCAGCACGTTTCTCATCAGACTTAACCTTTTCAGGCAAATCTTTTTTGGTCTCACGCTCGTACTCAGCGACTTTGCCTTTAGAAATTTCACCGCGTTCGGCCATCGCGTAAAATTTGCGGCGCTGGCTTTCCGATTTGAAGGGGGCCAAGGTTTTAATAACTCTTATATGTAATTTAGCAATAAAAAACCCCGCCAGTCACGGCAGGGTTTGAGGTCTCTGTCCGAATATAGCCTAGCTCAGGCGTTATCGAGGAACAGCAGTTTGCTGCGCAGAGCATCGGGGCTCATTTGAGCCAGATATCGCCAAGCGTTTTCGGGGCTTTGATCCATGGTTTGGGTGAAACCATTCCACTGGGACTCAGGATCCGCACCGCGAGCACCGGCCGTGGCCGAAGCAGGGACAGCGGGGAACTGATCGTAGCGGGGCTCGTAGCTGACACCGTTGTTGGCGTCATACTGACCATCTTCGTCCACGGGGTAGACCTCGGTGAAGAAGCGGTTGGTGTAATCGGCCAGCTGATCAGGATCAGTCAGGATGTGCTCCATGGCACCCGCACGCATGGCGAGAGCTTCCAGAGTCTCATTCTGAGAGATCAGGGTGTCTTCGAGAGTAACGGAGTACTCGTTCAGAATCGCAGGAGCTTCGATACCGAAGTGGTTAACTACGGCGGCGGTTGCCTCGCTTAGTTGAGCGGACTGCGCTTCCGTAGAAGTCGGATAAGAAGTCTGGGTTGTAGATCCGTTGCTGAACGAGGTCTGCGGATCCGTAGGGGCTTGGTACTGCCAGGGCTGGGCCTGTGAAACCTGACTGTACTGTTGAGTATCCTGCGGCACCATCTGGTACTGCGGATACTGTTGTGCCTGGCTGGGGGACGGGGAGATTCGAGACATCACCCGTTCCAGACTGCCCATCGCCGCTTCCCAGGGATTGGACGGGGAGGAGGCTGACGGAGACTGGCTGTACTGGCTGTTGGTAGAAGGGACCGAAGCCTGTGTTGCCGGCGACGGCACTTGGGGCATAACTGCCGAAGGTGCCGCCTGGGTATTGGCTACCCACTGCGGATAGGCTGTGGAGCCCATGTCCGCCGAGGGCGCTGCCTGAGGGGCCGCTACCGCCGGGGAGACCGGGCTCGGGATCGAAGCTGGGATCTGCTGGCTCATAGCTGCCCGAGTAAGTCAGTTCTTGCGCAAGGTGATCGAACGTCCTGTATAACAGGCCCGTTAGGTTTAGCCGGGGATCAGCCGCAAGCGGTTGATTCGGCGCAAGTGGATGTGGCGTCTGCAACATCTGACTTAATAATACTAAAAATTGCTGCATTGCGCCTTGTGTTTGCTGAATCATTCGGAAAGGGAAGCCTTTCAGCATCTCCCCACGCTCAGAATCAGTCTTGTCCGGGAACAAGTACTTCAACGCCTCTACAGAATCGACACCTAATTCCTGCAGGTTGCGAACAACAATAGATTTCTGGTTGATGTCGTACGCAGTGTCCTCGTAAACATCCCCTTGGAATCGATACGTTACCTGCCTGTCTCCGTCAGGAGGAAGCCCGTAAACGCCTGCAGGAACATCGTTGTTATCAAGAGCAGCCTTGATTGCCGTATCAACTTTGACCTCGAATTTAGCGAGAGCAACTTGATACTTTTCTTGATTTTCGGGGGTGTCTTCCTTAGGAGGATTGGGTTCCTTTAGACCCGAAACCGCAATAAAGCTCTCGCGGAAAACTTGCTCTTGATGATACAAAATCATCTCGATCAGTTTGCAGAACCCGTAAGTTAAGAAACTTTTGTTTTTCCGCAGAGCCGTGGCCTGAGCCCTGCCCATCAGACCTTTAATCTCCGTAGCCGTCGCACCAGCTGAGATAGAGATTTCGTCAACACCACCCAGAGCTGTGCGAATTTCTTCTCGCAGCAACAAAGCGTAACGATTCATGTCCCCGTTTACGGGGTCAGGCGTCATGTAGCCCACGCGGTCGTTGGGCTCGACGTTCGCGATGATACGCGGAACCTTCAAACCGCCAATACCAGAGCTAGCTCCGAACGGCTCGGATACACGCGTCGACGGAGTATCGCGACCAGCAAATCCGCTTTGGCTGCTGATGGTCGGACGGAAAGTACGATCAGAATCCGAAGCTTCGACCAGATCACTACGTGGACGGGAGCTGATCAGCGTGGGGTTGCCGAAGAACTCAATGTTCTTGGCGATATTTCGCATCATCTGATCATGAAGCACGATCTGCTCCATGAACGGTTCAAACTCGCCCTCGCCTTCTGTACCGCTGCTATTGGGTTTGTTTAGTACTTCTACCGCTGGGATAAACCCAAGATTGTTGGGGCGGCTGTTTCGAGGAGTGAGGATAGCGCCAGGTTCGAGTTCGAAGCTGAGTTCAGTATTGGCTTCAAATTCATTGATGTGGTCGTTCGTAATTGAGATACGAACAAACCTTTCGTTCATTCCGTAGCTGTCGGACGGAAGCCCAAGGTTGGAATTCCGTACTTTATAGCTATAGATGATTACAACTTCATCTATATTGCCGTTAATATCATGGTATACCCTATATTGATCTTTAG